TCGCCAAGCCTCTTGCGTATATATTTGCAAAAGTCATGATTCACTGTGATCCAAATAGATTTACAACCTGCCCATGCACACTCTGCTACTGCAGCCTCAATAAGATTGAAGTTTGGTGCGATCGGCATCATACAATCGGGCCATGGCTGTCCAAAATCAAAAGATTCGTGTCCTGCGATCGGGATAATACCTACAAGATTTCTCCCTTCTTCTTCAAGGTCTCGAACGTCTTCCATGCTTTCTCCTCATGTTGTTCCATGTTGTATATTGTGTTAAAATCGTAGAGCGGCTTATATGCCTGAGCTACAACTCTTTTATAAAACTCTATCTTTGGTCTCTTGTAGTATTCTTTACCATTGTAAACTTGTGATAGTGGCCCCGTTAAGCCAGCCTGTTTGAGCATACGCATGACTTTGATCTTTGAGATACCAGGGCCATAGTCAGGGCTTAAAAGTTGCTTGTGGCTTAAATTTGAGCTTCCTACAAAGTCTTTTGTTGTGCCGTTCGTTGCTCTTGGGGACATATAGAAATTAATTTTTTTGATGAATTCATTGGTATCATCAAAAATCTCATCTATGTTGTGAGCACGCATTTGTCTAGAATTAAAAAAGTCATAGACCCAGTAGTCTTTTAGATTCTTATCGAAACGAATGATCTCCATTGCTTCGAGTTCAACTCGTCGATTCCCCTTCGTTATGACTTTAATCCGGTTCTTGTCTATCCTAATGTTTTCTATATTGCCGCCGTAAGGCATCAGTCCACCAAGAGACAAGGCAAAAGACAGATTTGATGATAATCTCTTTGGATTATCGCAATCAAAATCTGGAAAAGTGGTCGGAAAAAATTTTTCACCAAATCGGAAAACATACTTTTTTTCCTTCACTAGAATTTTGGTCTGTGTACGCCATGCGTACAACATAGACTCCAAAGATCCTCCAACAATCACTTTCTCAAGTTCTTGTCTCAAGATGCCCTCTGTGGAAGCATTGGAAGCATTTCTTTGATCTTTTGACCAAGAACCTCAGCTCCTGCTGTGGACATATACCAGTCTTTCATTTGACCGTATAGTCCTGCACCTACACCTGGGTTATCCAAGAAACCTGTTGTATTCATCGAATCCATTTTAACGTGGTCTTTGATGAAACTGTCGAGATAATCTTCGAGGAAGTGCTTTTCGAACACCAAGTTTTTATCTTCTGTTGATAACATATTAAACTGTTCACCAGTTATTGTGCTATATCCTATTCTCTCTAGACCTTCAGCTAATTCTGTTAGGTACATAAGTACTTTTGCTTCAATAACAAAATTAGCCAAGTCTGGTCCGAAAACTTGATTGTACCAATGCGAGGTTCCAGAGCGTAAAGCCACTTTTACCTTATCCAAAGCAGATCCATATCCCCTAGCTGATGTTCTAGGGATGTCTTGATCTGTTAAGGCATCGATTCTATCTCCAAATGTACTAGTGAAGAATTCTCTACGTTTATTTTGAACGTCATTATCTATATCAACAAAATGTCTGATAAAAAGATCTATTGATCCAGGTTGAATACCAGTAACATCATATAAGCCTGTGTATCTACTTTCTTTAAGTATCCTCAGTTTCATCTTCATCTTTTAATCTCCTTAGGAATGCTTCCGGAATCATTTTAAATAGGTTGTTGTTTACCTTAACATCATATGTCCAAAAATTCTCTTTTTCATCTTCGTTGGGCCATTTGTGACTGAATGTGAGTGTCGGCTCGGAAACTATAATCCCCAAGTTAGGAACCATTTCTCCAACGGTGTCTTGACTGAAAATAACCAGATCGCCTCGTTCAAATTTAGGATCTCCGTAATTCACGATACGCTCCTATTGAATATGGCCAAATTTCTTCTGCTATATTTAGACAGGCTTCAGCAACCTTTTGGATCTCCCATTGAGCTCCTTCGTGTAGGCGTAGATCAATAAACTTAAGAAGATTTGATAGGTTAACAGTACCATAGTACTTCGCATACAGGTTTTGCGGTAGAACACCTCTGGCTTGCTCTCGACACACACCTGCTTCGATCAGCTTATCAAACAAGTCTAGAGAATAGTCGTGCCATTTGGCGATGGCTTCTGATGACTTTGAGTAAGTGTCTAAAAATATTGGAGCAATTGTTGGATCTTGTTGATTCTCAATATTTGACGCCTGTCTATTACTCTCGTGTTGCGTTCGAAAAGTGTCTGGTTCATAGAACCTAAGATGTACTTCCGTATATCGTCTAGATATCTCATTGTATGCCCATGTTCGGTGTCTCATATGTTGGGACCTTACGAACATTGGAACTTCAAACATAAAAGTAATAGAGTTATGCTCAAATGGAGAAGTATGTTTGTGCTCAATTAAATACTTGATCAGTTTTTGGTCTCTCTTAGTCAAGGGTTTTGTGTTGTCTCGACCAAAAGATACTCGAGCAGCATTGGCAATCATCTTATCATCTCCAACATGTTGTATGTATGATACTTTGCCTATGCCGTCTCCATATAATTCAACTTCTTTCATCGATTCCTCTGCGTTTGTATTCTTCGAACACCGGAATATTAAATTTCTTTCCTATTCTTGTCTCTGGATCATCGTCTTGCTCAGACTTTGGAATGAACGTGAAATCATCGCCCTGTTGTGCAAGTTGGCTGTGATCATATACGTCAGAGACTTTGTGAGAACCACTGGCTCTGAAGAACAGAGAGTCTCCTGTCTTGTCTATCTGATACATTGTGAACAACATGGTGTCGTTTCCAGGTTCAATCGTAAACTTCTCGCCCCAAAGAAATCCCCATTGTCCAAATTTTTTATTTAATCTTGCTATTTGTTTGATTTCAGGATTGATCACAATTACAGACTGCTCAAACACGCCGAAGAACTTTCCGCCGACTCTAACAAACTTAAGTCCCATTTGCTTTAGTTCTTGTTCGAGTTCTTCTTTTAGTCTTTTGTTAATTGGTTCAATCATTTGTTTTGCATTAGGATTTTGACCAGACATGATAGTTATCGTCTTTACATTTGGGTCCTTACCTCTCAACATAGCAAGGACCTTCATGTACTTTGACTGCTTAGCTTCAGTCAGTTTAATCTTCAGTTTCATTTCCGGTTCTCCCATATACGTAGTTTTCCTTAACCACATAAATAGTTTGAGAATCCGCTTTTATCTCCTGAACCGTTGATCTCTCGACCACAATTGTATCTCCAAGCGACAAATCGATAGTGCAGTCATCGGACATTCCAATAACATCAGCAATCACATATGGCGACTTTGGTGGTTGATACTCATCGGGCATTACGAACAATGGATTTTCTTTGTTTTGCTCTTGCTCTTGTGGTTTAATGAGTAAGTGTTTGTTAAATGGTTTAAATTGCATATAGCCTCCTAATAAAAAAACGTGTTATACCTTTTATAGTATAACACGTTCAGTGGTGTTTGTCAAGTAAAAATTACTTATCTTCGTGAGAATTCTTCACTTCTTGGACGACGGTACGGACATCTCTTAATCCTTTTGAAGCTTCCATCAAAGCCTTACGAGCTCGAGGGGCTGCTGACTTATAGCCATAGGCGCCTGCTTCAACTTTATCGAGGTCTTCCATAACTTCTTTCAAGTTGTGAATAATTTTTTCTAATTGATCTCTCATATATCTCTCCTGTTAAAAGATTTCACAAGAACCTCCACCGCACGCGATTTCTCCGCTTAAGTCAGTTTCGTCTTCTGTCTCTATAACTAGGTTCAAGTCAACGTTTTTGACCAAAGAGAGCATCTTTTCATAAGTTTCCTTGTCGCAATCCTCATATGGTGCTTGAACATATGTGCCGCCATCATAAGGCAAAACACTTAGCCCATTATATACTCTACGGTTTTTCCACATCCATTCTCCAACGGTTTCCCACTCATCATCTTTTATTGTGATCGTTGCTGAGACGTTGTGGGTATTGTTGCCTTTCTTGTGACCAGACTTGATCCATTCGTTAGAAACTTTCTTTACTCTCTCGAGCAAATCAAGTGCGCTTTCGTGGCGCGTTATAGCCCCTTCAGGAGCTTTTTGAGGCACAGATAGGATAGCAGTGTCGTGTGGGCGGAAACGGCAGTCCTCGATCAAATCAGGTAGGTTCTTGACGAGATATGAGTAGATAGCCTCATTCTTTCCAACTCGCAAACGACGGATGTAATAATCATTGTGCCAAGCGTGAATACCGCTTGACGTTCCAAGAGTAAGCGATGTTGTACCAGCTGGCTTCACACATGTCTGGCGTGCTGCTTGATTGATTCCAATCTGCATTGCGACCCGACGATTCTCTTTTGAAACTTCCAACGACGCTTCAGTCATATTTAAATTAAGAACGCCGCCTGATGCAATACCAGTCATTGAGACTCCAATCAACGCATCTTTCTCTGTAGTGCGTTGCCATACTGGTCGTAAATAGTGAAAGTCTGTGTACGATGCTTGAAGGGTTCCAATGAATGATGCTGCTTTAGATCTAGCATTAAATTCGGATTGAGTTTTAACATCTGATACATTGATCTCCACCAAGTTACAAAACTGAAATGGTCTAAGTCCAATCTCACAACAAGGATTGCAGCCCCAGTCTTTGTCGTTTGAGAAATAGAATCCAGGCTCTCCAGATCGAGAGTCTTCAACACGTTTCCACAAACGCTTGAATGTCTGTTCATCAATGCGATGGCGCATTACAACTACAGAGTTGTTTGCCCTTCCTCGTTGTGGATTGAGTTCCCACCATGACCCTGCTTTGGCTCCGAGCATTTCTTCGTCATTAGCCGAGAAAAGGGAAATGAGAGCAGCGCGACGAATACCGCCCGCCAGAACTGCATCCGCAATGTGGCAGATGATATCATGAACCTCAATGGGTGAAAGTTTGTCTCCAGTTTCTTTCGCATCTAAAATTCCTTCTACTTTTACTAAACATTCTCTAAGTGGTTGTGGGCCGGGGGCTTTTCCACCCGAGGTAACTAGTCTCGCTCCTTTGGGACGAATATCGGAGAAGTCAAAATGTAGCTTCGATGTCCCTTTAAAGTAAGACTTGACCAGTGCTTTCACCGCATCTGACCATCCTTCGATTGAATCTCCAATCAGAAATCGACGGCTGCGTTTGGTTGACGGCTTTCTGATCTCTGGTAGTTTTTCAACGTGATGGTGCTGGACTGAATATCCGACACCAGTTCCTCCGAGTAGCAAGAACATAATCTCACCAAACACTCGGTAGTCGTCCGCAGGTGCGAACGCACAATTAAAGATACGGTTTGGGGAGACCTCAATCGGCTTTCCTCCAAATTGCATACTTCTCATAGAAGGCAAGACCTTCTTATCAAACACAAACTTGTAGTTCTCACGTATCTCGCTCTCGAGTTGTGGAAACTTCTTAATGTGCATATTCATATTACGAGTTACCAACTCGTTCCAATTTTCTCTACGTTGCTTATCATCAAGATATCTGGCGTACTTCATATGAACCGTAATGTCTGATAGAATTTTCTTTTCTACATCCACTACAGGCTTCTGATGATTTCTGAATTTTTTTCTTTCTTCGTCTGTGTAGACCTGTGATATGTCCATGCTATTTCCCCTGCTTTGCATATTTATCTTTTAACATTTGAAGAGCATCGCTTGTCGATTGCATCTTCTCCGCCGTTTCGTCTCGATCTAGAATCTTAATAGTAACATCTGACCAATCAACAAAGGCATCAAATACAAGTCCATCGGGACCATTACGATTCTTTGCAATAAACAGGCGACCTTTGTTGGATTGCTTATCTTGAACCGTTCGAGACAAAGAGAAAATAAAGTCAGCAACAAAGCATTTATTGAATGCTTCAGAGATTGCTTCCATTGTAATAACCTCTGCATTGAGGCCTCCACGGTTAGTTTGAGATGCTGTCCAACAAGGGATTTCGTAAGTTTGAGCCAAGCCACGTAAACCTTCATAAGTCTCTTCCAACTCATGTCGCTTTTCACCAGAAGTACGAACAGGTCTAAGCAGGTCAGCATAATCAACCAAGATCATATCGGGTTCTATCCCTCGCTTTCGTAACTTCTCAATATGGTTCTTGATAGTTTGAACGGAAGCCGATTTGGTTGGATATTCCTTGATAATTAGAGTTCCATCCAAGTCTTTTACTCTTGAGACAATATCTTTTTGTCTTTCTCTGTGTTCTTGCAGAGGAACGTCCGTAATGCAGCAGTCAAATCTTTGACCGACAACAGTGTCTTTAAGTTCGAGGGTATAATAGACAACAGTCTTGCCTTGAAGTATCGCTTGAGCAGCCAAGTGCACGAGGACCATAGACTTACCAGCGCCAGTAGGAGCAATGACGACCCCCAGTTCAGACTTTCCAAGACCTCCTTTGCATATCTCATCCATTCGAGACCAGCCAGTCGACATTGGATCTCTTGAAACCAACTCAAAACGTTTAAGCAGATCTTTGCGAAAGTCGTGTCCAAAGTTGTTGTCTGTTCCAAGTACCAAAGCCTCTTTGATAACTTTCTCAATCTCTTCAAAAGAAGATGATTTGAGCAGAGATGCGGATTTGATCATGGCTCCCTTTAACACTTGCTTTCGACAAAAGTCGATTGCCTTGTCTTTGATGAACTCTGCTTCTTCTACACCATCTGATGTGTGGATGCGGGCATAAAACTCGCGTACAGATTGTGCTGTTGCTTTGTCGTGGTGATTAAGTTCTGTTCTCAACAGAGTCATCATGACTTCAGCATTAGGATGCGTGTTGTATTTATTTCTATAGTTGATAAGTGTTTGTGCGAATATTTGTAAATATTTCTTTTCAAAGAATTGAACGTCAAGAACCTCTGTGATCTGATCAAAGAATGGTCTGTCCTCCAACATAAGTTGGCAGAGATTTTCTTGGAAGTTCTTTCCAAAGCGCATAAAAGTTTCTTGTCTATCGTTGTTCATGTGTCCTCCTGAATTTGTTTTATGTTTAAATATAACCTGTTATACTCTACTTGTCAAGTAAAATTATCTTTTTATTTTTCGAAAAATTTGTTGTAGATCTGTAAAGTTGAGAGTGCCGGCATCATCATCGAAAAGCATCTGTGTAAATTTTATTTTATTGAAAAAAGGTTCAAAGTCGACTATAGCCTTTTTGATCAACTCCCTATTCATTGGTCGAATATTTGGGTGTTGTAATTGCATAATTGCATAGTTGTCCTTAATTAATTTTTCATTGCTCTCGATATTTTCGTGTATCTTTAATTTCTTACCTTGCATAGCACAGTCTCTGATTATATCTGATACAGCATATTCATCTTCCCGAACAAGATAGGGAAATCGTTTCGCTATTGTCTTCAAGCCAGCACCTTTAATACCCGGTAGATTATCCGACTTATCTCCTTCGATCGCTCTTGCTAGTGCGAAGTTATTCGGGTGGATCTTAAAGTCCTCGATGATGCTTTTCTTTGTTACAATCTTCTTTTGTATTGGTCGATAGATCTGAACGTCTTCTCGACACAGTTGAAAGAAGTCTTTATCACTAGATATGATCGTCTTCTTCCAGTCTGCATAGCGGGGATGGTTGATCACTAAGGCAATGATGTCGTCTGCTTCTGTAAAATCAGCGACCAATTGAATGACGGGCATCTCATTGAGGTACTCCATCAGTCTTATTTGTTGAAAGCCTTTGTTGGCTTCTTCTTTTTCTGGTGGTAGTTCCACCATGCGGCGATTGAATCTCACTGGTTTGCGACCACCTTTATAGTCCTTGTTCATAGAACGTCGTCTTGCAGAGCCCTCATGGCCATCCCAAGCGATTATAATCTCATCAGCGTCAAAATCCCTAGCCACCTTCTGTAAAGACTTTAGAAAGCCAATAGTGCCTCCTACAGGCCACCCTTTTTTATTAAGGTGAGGGCTGATTACATAAGAGCGTAGAAACATGTTCAACGCGTCAATTATTATTACATTTTTCATTTATTACTCCATCCTTTAATATCTTCGGTCCATTGTTCTAGGAAACTTTTCCATTCGGACCAGTTAGCGCACTCTAGAGTTTTTGGCTGAACTTGAGTTTCAAGGTCGTGAAGAACTCTAGATTCTGACCATCCATAGTCTCTAAGTGCTTTTATATAATTGGCCATGATGATCGCTCCTTTTCTATTGTCCCAATAGTGAAAACGATTTCTACAAATACCCTTAATATAAGAACACTTGTTGTCAACCATGGGTCTATTGTTGTTTACCACAATACCGCCAATTTTATCCAAGAATGTTTCTACGCTTTCTTTTGAGTGTCCATTGCTATCAAATTGTAGATATTTTTCTGCTGAAGTGTCTATAGCTTTAAGAATCTCTTTTACGCCATGTTTTTTCAAAAGCTTGTCTAAAAAATCTATATTGTTCACCATAATCCCTCTTAAGTGATCATTGATGTATCCCAAGATTTTTTCTTTTACTTTTTCAAAATTTTGATTATTTTTTGCCTTTTCATTGATATGAGCATCAATGATGTTAATGTCGTTACCCATAAGTCCTCCGAGTTTATAGTATTATAACATATCTCGGAGGGTTTGTCAAATTGTTTTTCTTCTAAATTTGTTTTTCATTAAACGAATTAGATCTTCATTTCCAGGTTCATCAAAATAGAATTCTATATTGTATTTGTCTGCGATGGTTCGGACTTCGCCATCTAAATGATGAATCCGACTATAGAGATCTTCCATATCTTTGATTGATTGCTCTAGTTCGGCAGAGGAAACTATGTTTTTTCGACCTTCAAAACCCGAGGGCATACGAGTCATCTCTCTGAGCTTATCAATTTCAACGGACAATGATCTAACTTTGTCTATATCTCTTTGCAACATTTCTTGGTCAGCAAGTGGTAGATTAGATTTCATCTCATCCAAGATCATTTGTTTTAATTTTGCTTCTGTTAGTTTCACAGGCTTTTTCTCCGGAACTTCTTTTTTAACGTTTTTATAAAACCATCTAGATTAAAAATATGGTAATTATTTAAAACATTATTTCTTATCGCAATCGTATCAAACTCATTAGACAAACCCTGCAATCTGTGCGATATCTCTCGATAATATTCGTCAAAGTTATCATGTCCATCTTCAAACGCACGATCCGAAATTTCGTTTCTTTCTCTATAAAGTGCATTGAACTCTGCAGCAATTTCTTTAGCTCTCTCGATGTCTGCATATAGTTGATCTTGATCGGCGATAGGTAGATTAGATTTCATTTCATCCAAGATCATTTGCTTTAGTTTTGCTTCTGTGAGTTGAAATAAATTGCTCTCTTGCAAGTCTTTTCTTCTTTTCATTTTATCTTTTAGTTGTTTAATAAATTTATCGATTCTTCTTAAGGTTGTTCGTCCTGTTGATGAGTGTTTGGTTCTAGCACCCGTAATCGCCGGCATTGTTCTAGGCATACCAGGCCCTCTATGAAAGTCGCCAACACTAAAGATAGGTGTTGGGTTGGGGTCATAAAATGCTTCATTCGGATTTCCAACAACAGGATTTCCTTGGTAATCCAGATAGTCACGAAAAAGCCTAACTGCTATGTTTACGCGTTCTTCTCGTGCTTTTTCCATGGCGACGTCTAGTTCTTCAGATCTTTGGTAGAAGTCCGATCCTGGATTTTGGATCATGTTGCTCCGTTCTTCGTAGATTTGGCTTACCACCTCTCTGTTTTCTTCAAGGTCCATAATCGCTTGTTCAATAATTTGTCTTTTTGGATTCATTATTATTCTCCATTATGACTTTAAATAGTTGCTTAAAAACAAAAAAAGCCCCGATGGCGAACCAACGAGGCTGATGAGTTACCTTCAGGATTTAACCTTCTTCGGACTCTCCTTCGAGACGAAAATTCTTACCTTCGGTCTCAAATAATTTAATGATTTCTTCATCCATGATGTCGAACACAACTGATCTAAATTCTTCGTTTTGAAGTTTCTTTATCCATTGTGAGCGTTGGAACTTGAACTCTTTACCATCACGGTCATAGATCTTATTCCAAGCACCAGGCTTGAAACGATTGGAGCCAGATGCTCTTAATGCTTCAAGCCACGATTCTTCATCTTGAATCCCTACATCTTTGCCCCAAAGAATCTTGAAGCCACATGTGCGACCTTCAGATCCGAAGCGAGACTTTTCAATCTTAACCTTAACTTCAGAGCCAATGCGAAGACCACTAGAGTCTAGGACATGTGCAGCCTTTGCTTTGCGCTTTGTAAGCCATATTCTAAGCGAAGAGAAGTATTCGATTGCTTTACCACCAGGAGCGGTATAAGGTGTCGTCATAGCTTCTGCAATATTAGAAGTGATGTTAGTTTTTAGTTGATTGATCAACAAGAGAGTACACTGTTGATTTGCTAATGGGATAGTAAGTTTCGGAAATGCTTTCGCAAAGATCCGAGGCTTTACCGCCATTGATGATTGAGGATTAAAATCTCCTTCGAGGTCCTTCTCGGAAGAAGTTGCCGCGATAGAATCCCAAATAAATAGAAACTGGGTTTCTGGATATTCGGACATGAGATCCTCAATTGTCTCCAATGTTTTCTCAACGGAGACGGCCTGAATGTACAAGAAGTCATTGTTAATATCGATCCCTGAATTCTCAAGGAACAAGGGATCAATCGCAGATTCGGCGTCAAAGTATACGACACAGTGTCCCATTTTTTGTGCTCGAGTTGCGATTTGACAAGCCATATAAGATTTACCGGCTGAGGATAATCCAGCCAATTCTGTGATTTTTCCAACAGGAATACCAGCCATCTTCCCTCGGCAGACAATAGAGTCCAACCAACGCGAACCAGTTGGAATCCATTCTTTAACCTCGGTAGGATTGTCTTCATTAAGGTCATGGGCGATATCAAGCCCAACTTTTTTGTTGACGAATTTCTTCATCGCATTAATATCTATTTTGCCTGCTTTTGTCATTTATTCTCCTACGTGTTGTTCTATAACTCTGAGAGATTTTTGGGTGTCTTCTTGGTGTCTCTGCTCTATGCGATAAGTGAAAGAGGTCCAAGCCATGATGATACCTGTGCTCCCAAACACAGCTGTAACAGCAAATATAAACTCTACTAAATTCACTGCTACTCCCTGTAATAATTTGCTAAGCCCATTAAAGTTGGGGCCCACAATCCAATAAATATTCCGAATCGTTCTGCATGGGCAGGGTCTGCTTGGCTAGCAAAAACCCAAGTCAATATTGATACGATTACTGATACTAACGATGCCGTAAAGCACACGTTTGATAATTGTTGTTTATCCATTTTGTTCTCCTATGATAAAAAAGAGCCACCTTTTATAACCGAGGGAAAGGTGGCTGAAAACCCTTACAACACAGGAGGTCTACGACTTATTCTTCATTCATGAATGCCGCGAAAGCCTTATCTACATCCTGTCCTGTTTGTGATTTACCGCGTTGTGTCTCGCTAGAAGACGACTCCGCTAGATCGTCGGAGGACAAATAACCATCCAACAGAGCCTGAACTTCATCAACGGTTTTGCGTTCAAACAGATTATCGATTACAGGTACCGAGTCCAACAACTCTTCACAGTTTCCAACTGCATCGTCACATAAGATTGATGGACGACGTCGTGGCTGAAGAGCAGTTTTAGGGAAAGCACCAGGTCCAGAAGCAAGTGTATAAGTCAACTTGATATCTGTTCCAGTTTGTGGATCTGTGATATCTCCATAATCAGGATCAAGCACATAGCCCAACAAAGTTTCATAGGCAGTCTTTCCATAAGCCCAGATTTTTACACCTTCTGATTCATTTCCACGAACCAATACTGGTGAGTAGTAACGCTTTCGAGCAAACAACTTTTTAGCTTCGTTTTTGAGGTTTTGATCGTCTGTTTCAGTACCCTCTCGCCAAAGTTTAGATGCGAAGTCACAGATAGGGCATTCACCACCATCATTTCGCTTGTTACAGTAGATCCCAGGATTCTTTCCTACATTATAGTGAAAGTGGAATTCACGGAACGGGTCGCCGTCTGCTGTTGGTAAGATACGGATGTGTTGTGCGCCGGCTTGTGGCTTCCACATAGTAGAATTTCTACCGGATGTTTTTTTTCCGTTCTTTGATTGTTCGAGCTTTGCTCGCATTGCTTCTATATTAATAGCCATAATTTACTCCTAAGGTTATTTTATTTTTTTGTGTTTTATCACTAAGGTAGGCAGGCTATTTTTTCATCCCGCCCCCGATTAAAGTCGTTTCATTATATAATATTATAACATATTCAAAATGGTTTGTCAAATATTTTTTAAAGTTTTTTTATCTTTTCTGTTATTCTGTTCTTTATTAGTTCGGAAATTTCAGGATTATCAGGATATGATTTATCAATTGCTTCGAATATTTTATTCAAGTCAGTATCTTCTAAAACATGATAGGGCTCAATACCACCTTCGAAAGAAGAAGCAATGTTATTCATTAAGATTTCTGTGCTTCTATCGGCAAATGAGGTTTCTGTTTCATCTGGAAATAGTTTGCTTATTACTTCATAAACACCAGGTTCAGCATCAGTCATATCCAAATATTGTTTCAAGTAATGTCTTATTTCTTCGCTGGACAAATCATCGCGCTCTGACCAATCTACACCTTTGAGAGTGCAACATATATCTAACATATGCTCAATTAGTTCAACACTTTCTTTGTGCAGCTTGTATGCTTTTAGATCGATTACTTTGGACATTCTTCCTCCTTTGTGTACATTTGTAAAAAGTGCGGTCTTTTAAAAGGAGACCGCAAACCTTTTTAGCGTAAGATACTTAGAACAATTCTACAGTTACATCTCGGGTGCTTGATACTACGAAGCCTACCACAGTATTATTGTTGAATGTTCTATATTGTTGACGATCAATATCCCATACAGTTTCATATCCAGGCTGCAATTTACGTGCTCGCAAATTCATCGGGAATACACCACTCGGCGCTTCGGATGGGCGGATGAAATTCATTTCTCGTTGTTCTCCGCGTTGAGTAGTAAATGTTGCAGTGTATACAGTCATAGTGTTTGTATTGTTCATATAACCTCCATAGTTTGATTGAACATATATATTATAACATAGTTTTGATACCTTGTCAAGTATTGTTTAAAGTTTTTTCAAAGTCTTTCATGAAGCCAATACCAAAACCAGGTAAAGGCGAATACAAAGATTGAAGTTGCTAGTACAAATTCCATAGTGTCCTTCCTTTTTCTTTATACTATAATATAACATATTTAAAACGGGTTGTCAAGTAAAATGTTTATTTTTTCCAAACTTTTTTTTCATCATCCCAAATATACTCGTTGAGATCGACCTTTGTTCGTGTTCCATCGAAAAACAATACAGTTGATATTTTGGAAAAGGTATGATAAACGATCCTAATAATTTGCCCAAGTCGATCACCAACTTCTATTTCATCACCTTTCATTATCAAACTCAAGCAATGCTGTTTTTAGCCTAAGTATCATATCGCTTATCTCAAAAATCTTTTTAGATACATATCTTAATTGCTCATCGGAGCAGTATCTAGATTCATATGCAAGTTTAAGAAGAATTCCTTCTTCAATGTTTAACAATCTGTTGATTTCATATTTAATCTTCATTCTATCCATAGCAAACTCCATATCTACAGTAATTATCATTCGGAACTTCCGAAAGAAGTTTTATTTTCTTCTTGTATGAAATGGGTGTAATGTGCTGAATAAAAGTGATTCTCGGTATCACTCAGCCATATAGCAAAAGAAGTGTCTCGTTCTTTTCTTTTATTTTCTCGAACAATTTGTTGACAAGTTGGAATTAGATTTTGATCGTTGTCCATATCTTCCTCTTCAACATTCATCATATACATTGACTCGGTGATGTTAGCTAAATTATACAATAGTTTTTCATCATCTGTGTCCAGTGATCCAACGCCGATGGTTGATATTCTAGAAATATCTTTCTTCTCGTGTAGTTTTCCAAACGTAGGATCAACATGCTTCATGTACATCAAATTTTGAATTGTATTGTAAATAAAAAAATTGACTTTTTCGTAGTAGTTTGATGCCGATCCGTGTCCAGCAATCTCAAATAAAATTTTGTTGTCCAAAACAATCATTTCATGCAACATACCTGAGCGGGTGTACTCTTGTAGTACCCCAAAATGTACTCTGTGTCTTCTCTGTTCAAGTTTGGATGCGAACTCCAAGTCAGGAACGATATAGCAAACCGTTGTTTTATAGGCCTTCAGAGCCTCCAGAACGCGTAGAGACGCTCCAGCTATCTTACCACTCCCACAAACAAACAAAATGGCTTCATCGTGAGATTTGAGCCCTCTATGTTTAAATTTGATTGGATCTTCGTCATATTGTTCAACGGAATCTTTTTTATCAATACCATCGTTTTCGTCAAGAATTATTATCTTGTAATTTTTACTGTGTGGTTTGAATAAGGTGGCGATATTTTTTCCTGCTTCGCCTAATCCTACTAAGATCATTTTAATCTCCTATTTTATGTGCGTATAATGTTGGTATTGTAATTATTTTTTCAGAGACAAAAACAAAAACTCTTATTGAAGGCAGTGATATTTGGTTTGGATATGGAAACACTTCGAGAACGATAGCAATGTCTCCATTTTTGTATCCAAATAGTGCTCGGCGGTCCCATGGACTCTTTACTATTGTAATCAAGTCACCTTCCTTCATCTATTTCGCTCAACAATCTGATAAAATGTTCTGGGACTGGATGTATTTCTTCGTTGTGGAAGAAAAAAACTTCAACGATTGGATATAATGATTTAAAAACGTTTTTTCTTTTTTTGACTATAATTCCAATATGACCTGTTGTGTAAGTCAGCCAGTACCAATCTGGGAGTGATTCAACTACTATTATCAGGTCGCCTTCTATCACTTATAACCTCAAACTCACTGTCCCACATGGGAATCTCTTCATCGTCGGGCATAAGCACCCAGTATATAGTATATAGTGCTCCGAGTGTTTCAAATTTCACGATTATTCCAATTGTGCCGTCTTCATATCCGCTAGTTTCGCAACCTGTTACCATTACGAGTTCACCTACCATGAGAATTCTCTCATGTTTCCTAGATTTTTTCCTAGTGAACAGTTTACTTTGAACTTACCAAGTTTCGTGTCTCCAAACATTTCGACAAGTTCGGGAATTAATCTCCGGTCATCTTTGTGTAAGTCGATGACAACGCTATCATGAACAAAGAAAGCAACATGGGATCTCGTTGCCCTAAGAAAGTTAGAAATTTTGCAAAAGCGGTCAAGAGTGTTGTCTGAGGAAGTCGATTGTAATAGGTAGTTGAGCGCTTTACGAACGGGAGCATGGATTGTTCTACCGAAAGGGGTTTGAACCTTTTCTCCGTCATAATATCTTTCTCTAAGGCTTTCCCTATCGTAGAAATCTGATTGGATTGTGTTTGACTCTTCGTTATAGAGCCAAGCAAATAATTTTTCTTTAGCTTTTTCTCGGCTAAGATCTTGTTTAAAAATGTTTTTGATGTTCCACTCATGTATGTCCTCCTCAGGTTGTTTGTGGTTTTGCAGGGCAAGCATTGTTCGAATCTCTGCCGCGTTGAAGTCGAGTTCAAGAAATGCATCATTGTTTGGTCTCACATGCACCTTCAATTCCTTCTTAAGATTCATAATAGGAAAAGAATTTTTCTTTGTTGTCAATCGTCCAGTGACTGTTCCAAAGATGTCGTAATCAACATATGGAGTTGTCTCACCGAACTGCTCGTAAAGGTGCTTTGCCTTCATGCAATCAGCACCACTAACGTAGACTGCGAAAGAGTTGAGGTTCACTGGATGTTGCTTCAACTCTTTGACTGCGGCTTGTGCTCTTTTCAGCAAGCCGTAGTGTTCAGGCTTCTCCACATTCTCAAACACCCACTTGGTTATCTCATTCTTCGTATCAAAGTAATGTTGAAGGTGTTTTTGTGGAACAAGATCGTAAAAGCACACATCTGATACATCGATGAATGATGTGTTGATTGCTTTGTAATGACTCTTCAGCAAATTGTTTGCTTCTATCCATCGATCGGTTAGGTGAGGTGGGCAAATCTCGCTGAGTGACTTACCAGCCACCAGCAAATGGGCATAATCGATATCTCTACCATAAAGATGGTCTGAGTAGCTCCATGTTTTCGAAATGCCTTCAGGAATTTTATCCCAAATGAACTGTCCATCCACGTAAGTGCCGGCACATTCCATTTTATTATCTAAAAGTTGAAAAAACATTTGCAGGGTCCTCCGAAATGTGTTATAATAAGTTTGACGGTTAATATAAGATAACATATTCAGATAAGCTTGTCAAGTTATTTTTCAAACTTTTTTTTGTAGTAGGTAAGAGAACCCTCTTTGGTATTGTATTTGCTTCGAAACTGAGATTCGATGAATTCTAAAGCTTTTTCTGGTGTGATGTCAAACAATCTTACGGAGGTACTGTGTATTGATTTCATCTCGGAATGGGAAAACGGAAAAATTTCTTCCATATTTCTTATTTTAATATATAATAATAATATAATATTATAATCTATACTATCAATATTATTTCTTCTAGATATATTTGATTTAGTTTTGTTATTGCATATATATATTTCTTTTAAGTTTGGTTTCAAGTGAACAAAAGAGTTATATGTATCCATGAGATACTGCGATAATAGATCAAAGTCAAAGTTGAATGTTCTAAGGTATTGCTTGCTGAATACCCTACTGACGGAGAATAGATCATATCTTCCTCGAAATTGTGTTGTAGTTGGATGAGCCAAGTCAGACACCAGCACGCTGGGATTTTGGAGATTGACGGAAAATCCAAATTGTTTGGCCATATTCATAAAAAATGCATAGTTTGGTGAGTCAAGAATTGTACTTTCTTTGATAGAATCATCTGCGAAACCGACAGGGGCCACTTGCAATGCTAAGCCTGTGTTAAAGATAGAGGACTGTCTTGACTTCATGAAGCCTGAGAATGTTGTCTTTGCGTTGATGTCGTTTTCAAGGACGTGTGCCTCAAACATGACTAAAAAGTCTTGGAAGGATCGTATCTTTTTTTCATTAGGAATCATTTTTTCTCGCAAGAAAGAGTCCATAAATGAGGACATAAAATTGGAATATAAGTTTATTGGGTCTTCCCAACCGCGAATAACGCTTAGTTCTGATAGGTTTGGATCTTCATTGTTTATAAGGCTGAGGTTTAGTGCGTTGCTGTATCTTATGTACATTTCCCTAAACTGATCCGCGACAAAATTCATAACTGCTGTATTTTGATTGTAAAGATTAACTATGAAGTTTTCGTTAGCAATAACAGGGTCAATTTGTCTATTTACTCTTCCGTAAAATGTCCTCTCAGCAAAGTTGAAATCCATAACTTGGACATCAGAGTCGTTGAAAGCATCGAGTTTATATCTTGCTCTCTCAAACGCTGTTCGAATCGTATTTGAATTATTGTTTCCTTTAAAATCTGCCATGTTAGTTTGCCCCTAGGTCTTTACTATCTACGTATAAGTCTCTCGTCAGTTACCACTATATAATCCGTTGCTCCCTTACCTTCAGGTATGAATAATGTATCATCACCCCTAGTAACAAACACACCAGGCACCAGAAATTCTCTAGTAGCCATTTGTCCACTTGTTGTTCTTGTGGTCGATGATTGAACATAGTGTCCATTGAACGTGGTAATCTTTTCTCCTTCATCATTAACTTCTAATGTTGCATCAGAATCTGTTGGAACGCCCTCATCAATAGTGGTGGCTTCTTCAGGTTCAGGAGCTACCTCGGTTGGGGTAGATGAAGTTGCCGGCGGAGTTGTTGGGGGTGGGATTTCTTCGGTTGTTGCTGATGAATCTACAACAGTAACACTAGGTGGCTGCGGCTCTGGTTCTTCAATTGACGGAGTCCGGTCTTGCCCTGTCGCTCCGAAATTAATTTGATCTAAAATTTCTTTTTTACAATTGGCTGCATTTCTCGTGGAAGGGTCCTCATTTGCACTCACTTCAATCAAATCGTTTTCTTTAGATTCATCTGATCCCCTGAGAGATGTGTTGTCTGGGTTTTCTCCATCACCAGAATAATAGTGTTGTGACTTTATGGAAGTTGAAAATTTTTGAGGCGTTAGATTAATTGTAACACCAGTGATCGTGTGATATCCTCCTAACCCTAAAATATTTGCGAGACTTCTGTTTGATATTGTTCCTCCGACAGAATCTCCCTGAGATGGGCTACCCAGGTGAGTCCCTCCAAACCCATATGGATTGATCCACAAATCCATTCCGGGATAGAAAAGTGTGTTTCCGAACATCTCAACTGTCGCAGTGTATACTGAAGACAGTTGTAGCAATCCATCGACTCCATTTCTAAAAAATCTAGCTTCTCGAAGGTATTGCATGTCTGTTTTCGCAAAATTAACCGTCTTAACAATACCTCTGTTGGAACCAATCTCTACATGAAATCGACCTGCTCTTATATCTTCTTCGTACTTTCCTGTCCCTGCATAAGTCAATGCGGATCCATTGCAACTGAGAACTATGTAATGATAAAAGTTCTCAACATTTGGGTTACCTTCTACATCTCCAAGTAATGGTAGGCCCATGTAGTCAGAATCAATGTATCTTTGCTGCTGTCTCTCTAATGCACCTCTACTTATATTTTCAAGCCCACTAAAATTACCAGCTCTAATTCTAGCACCTCGCCTAAGTGCATCTGTATCTATCGTTGTATTGTTGGAGTTCAACAATTTACCCAATGGATCGCCATTTTCAGATATTGCTGATATTTGTCCTGTTTGAAACCTTATTGTTTTTTCAACATTTCTATTAACGCATGTTTCAAGCAGTCCATTGTTAACAAGATAGTTGCTTAAGTTTCGAATAAAGTTCAATATAGGAAAAGTACGCCTTGTTGATTTTTGATTTAGTACATTTTTCTTAAACCACTCCCCAAAAAAATCAACAGAAATTGGTATGTTGGATATATTATATTTACCAGAAGGACCTTGTCCTTGATAAGGATCGAACTCAAAGTGACCTAAAACTATCTTTGTATTTTCAAGACCCACAGCTGTTTTTTTTGTTTTTGGGTCATTAAGAGCATCTAAGATTGTATGCAATAAGTCTCCAAAGAAAAAGAACTGAATGTTGGTATCATCAATGTCTCTTTCAAAGTTTTTACAAGGCTCTTCAGATAAGAATGAACTGGTCAACACGACACCTAGATCGCCATCAGATGCCGAATCTGCATTGTCTTCAAGTGAAACACCATTTACAAGCTCGCAAGTTCTATAGAATCCATTTTTAAGAAAATTTTTTCTGTCTTCATTGTTTATCGTAACTGTAAAGATTTTTTTTCTTCTATACAACCTGGTCATGATGGAGCTCAAAGATCTTAATATCATCTCTTCTTCTACACCGGCAATTGCTAGTTGTAATTCTTTTAATTCGTCTTTTGTACACTGTTTACTTGCTGCAACCTTATGCATTTTATCTTGATTTTCTATTCTTTTGAGGGCTAGTTCTGGTGTCGTTAAGGCATCGAATCGAAGACTCTTTAGGGCTGTTTCTAGATATGCTCTGTATGTAAAATTCATCTCAACAGTTCCATCATTTTTTATGTTAAAATTGTGATCTATCATGCAGAGATAAAAAGATTTATTCATTGATCTTAGGGCCCTCTTGAGACGCGCAAGATCAAAATCTGATATACCTTCAAGATTGTCTGGTATATTGTAGCCCATATCAACTCTGATCCTGTAGAATGTTGGTTCATATTGCTTTAAGCTAACCAGTTTAACACCATTAACTCTGTTGCTTTTGTCTGGTGGTGGTTGAATAATTAAATCTACAAATCTGTACTCGTTCCCGTTTGGATCGATACGCGTTCTTGTAAAGTCTGCAAATGACTGAAAAAACAGAGACATTGATCCCTTAACGTCATTACGTGCCTCAGCAGGATTAGTTCCGTTAAACTCCAGAGAAAATGATTTTAGACCTACACCATCGCCTTTATCAAATTGTGCTTCTAGAAAAGTAGGGATGGTAGATTCTTGTTTAGTGTTTTGTTGTGGTTTGAAGTTCTTTGTTCTGTTTAGATCTATATGCATTGGAAATATAAATTCTGTCTGTTTCAGTGTACCATCTTGGTCATTCATAACTTTATAGAGTCTAAACTTCGGAGTTAGTTGAGTCATTATGTGAGTGGGGATCTCAAACATATAGCTAGAGTCTTCCGAGGACACAAGGTTTGTGATTAACTGTTCGGTGTTATCAGATTTGGCTCTCCAAAACCTTCCGTCAAACGGTTTCTTTTTATTCGACTTACTAGATTCTTTGGAGCCGCCCATGCGTTCTATAATTACATCTTCAAAACTTGGGGACAATCGATGAATATTTAACATTAAGGCACACTGTTTATAAAATCTTTGTCGATCTTGAATCTGCTCATCAGTTAATGGTTTTTGTCCTTCTTCTATTTCTGACTTAACATATGCTTCGGCTCCGCCTTGTTCAATATCTCTTATTTGTTCGTCGGTTAGGGTTTCACCACGATCTTCTGCTTCTTCAGCAGCATCTGCGAGATCGTTAAAGACACTTACCCTTCTGACCAATTCTTTATCAACTGCTATTAAGGCATATATTTGTCTAAAAAAGTTGTTATCAAAAAATTTATTTCTCTGGTTTGTTACGGATTCTGTTAATCTTTCTTGGCTATCTCTAAAGTCTAGAAGAATTGATAAAATAAACTCCACGTATTTATTTTCAAAATTTATTTTTAATAATTCTTGAGTGCTTGGTTTCCCTGAGAAAAAATCAAATACTGCCTCCATCCACCCATCACTTGGTAACTCTTTGTACAGTTGAAATTGATAAGTTCTAATGTCCTTACCCACAAGTGATTTATCATTTCTTAGGATGTCTAGAGCAGCTTGGCCTTCTGGATAGTTTGCATCGAAAACACCATCTGGAAATGAGACTTGATCCTCTGAGATTCCTGTTATGAAATAATTTCCTCTATTATTACGAGCCCTAGAGGCTATTGTTGAGTAATTTATTTTTTTATCTGTTCCATAGTCTTGAAAAATTGAGAGAAATATTTGTCCACCTGTAGTATCTCCTTTGATTGTAAATAAAGAGTTTTTACCTTGAGTCAACACTTGCGCACCAATCCCCAATCCGTACTCGACTTTATATTCTGACTCTTCGGTATTGATGGTTATCTGTATTGGGTCAAGTGAATTGATTATTTTTTGGACCTCATTCGATGTGTGAGTCGCTAATTCATCTATACCATATCCATTTTCTATTATGTAGGCTATTGTGTGACTTAATCCAAGCACTTCTTTTACTTTGTTGTCTTTAACCGCTGAAATTACCAATTCTCTCATGGACTCTATGACTTTGCTAGAAGGTTCTATGGTTATAAATTTTAATTCATTAGAATCCAGCCCCAACAAAGGGTTAGATTTTTCTAAAACTCTATCTATTGCATCGGTAACATAATTATCTTTTCCATATTGCGAGACTAGTTGATCAAGTGTGCTAGAATTACCAAGAAAAGATGCATATTTAAATCCTCCGGGCTCTATCAAGAGTCTTTCATTTTGATAAGCTTCAATAGATTCAACTAGAGTTTGGACAACAAAGCCTTCTTTAGCTAACTCTTCCACAGTCATTTTACTATAAGGTTCCAAAAATCCATAAGCAACTCTGTTGATAATTTGATATTTGCCTCCATTTTTAAAACTTTTAATCGGTGTACCTTGCGGTGTACTAATTAATTCTGGTGCAAAAATCGGCTCATATTCATCGATTTTTGCTTTTAATTCTTCGAACTTGGCTCTAACTTCGGGGTTTAAAATCATACTAACACCTCAAGAGCGACCGCAACGTTCGTTGGGATCTTAATTTTGTCTCCTTCTGTACAGTGAGCTTCTGTCGGTTTGTTGTTTAGTTTGGCAATTACCCACCACAATCTCTGATCTCCCATAAATTTTGAAGCAAGAAACCAGAATCGATCACCGTTAGACCAAATGTGTTCGGTTGTTGGTATTCTATCGATCTCTTCTTGAGATGGATTTTTGAAAGAAGGCGTAGAGAATTGCTCGACCTCTTTGACTCCACGATCTTCAAAGGTCTTCTCGTACATTTCGTTTCTGTTTTTTGCTATTCTTCTTGATTTTAATCGCGACATTATTCGCCTCCATCGTATGGAAATTTAGTAAATTTTTCACTTATTGGTTTAGCCGTTGTTCCATCCATCTTATATCCCAGGTCAAATTCATGTTGTGGTGTGAAATCAATTGAGACATTATATACTTTTGGATAGAACTTACCTTTTTCCATACGACCTTCGTTAAACATTCCCATATCAATAACGGGTGTGGCCGAAAATGAACTGATCCACCCAAGCAAACCTTTACCGTCACCATTTTGAATTAAGTTTGCAAACTTGATTCTAACCAAAGGACTTTTTGCAAGAGACAGGGCATTTGTGCTCGTATTGTTTTCTAAATTTGAAGAGTAAGTTGGATACATAAATTGTTTTACTTGATTGATCATTGTTAGGTTTTCCTTAGCCTCTTCTATATCGCGTGCTGGTACATCAAAAGCTAAAGAAATTTTTCTAATGGTATTTTGAAAAGTACCAATCGGATCAGGACGACCATACACTTGCTCTTCGTTCCAGCTAGAATTCATACTATCTGAAAAAGAAGTAAGGAATGCATTAAAAAATACTTCATCATTTTCATGAGAAGTAGGAGTTATGAAGATTTGAGCACCTGATAATCCCGCATAAGTATTTACATAATTCGTCATTTATTTCTCCTATTGCAGTGCTGCCGTAGCTGCTACTGTTTTAACATATGCTTCAAACTCTTGACCACCAGCCTCTAGAGTCATATGCATACCATCAAAGATGTTTTGAACATTAGCGGTTACATTGGTAGCCGAGCCTTGAATCTTCGCACCAGTAATGTCTATGGCTGTCCCAGCGCTAATTAAAGACAGGTTCTGCATCATTGACGTTACTTTTACGTCCGTACCCATTGAGTTGAGTTCTTCGACAACACCTCTGAATTTTGTTGCGATTCCTGAGAAATCCGCTCTTCCAATTTCAGCCATTGATTGGATTGTCGCTGAGCCTTGGCTCATCATTCTCGCGTTTGATTCTGCAATCTCGGCCTCACTTGCAGCCATTGCAGCCATTGTTACAGCAATACCGCCACCTGCAGCTATAAGTGTAGCCAAGACACCAGCGCCCACACCAGTCATTGTAACAGCTGATATTGCACCAATAGCAGAAGCAATACCTGTACCAACACCAGCAATTGCAGGTCCAAGCGCCGCAAGTCCAGCCATGAAACCACCACCAACAGCGAATATTGGAAGCAGAGTCATTACGCCTCCTGCGAAAAGTGCGATCATAGAGACCGTCTCTTTTGTTTCTTTACTCAAACCTTGAAAGAAGTCCGTCAAATAATCTGCTATATCACCCAAAATTTCTAAAGCAGGTTGGACTAGCGTGATTAATTCTGTTGCGAGGTTTTGGAATTTTTTCATTGTCGGGACAGTTGCTTGAACTGCTTCATCAAATTTTTGTTGTGCCTCGGCATTTTGTTCCATCTGCGCTGCGTTTGCTTCATAATCAGCAAGACTCATTGAGAAAATTCTATTTGCTTCATTCATGTCTGTGATGCCCGCTGCGGCTGCGATTGCCTTTTGAGTGAAGCGATCCATGTCTCCAAATGCGATGCCTTGTGCTTGGACTGACTCCACCAGAGTCTTCATTCTCTCTTCTTCAGTCATCATCAACATTTGAGTTGTTGATAATTGAGTTCCCAATAGTGCATTGAACTTAGCAGCACCTTCTGCTGCACCGGAAAATGTATCAAACTTTTGGACGATACCGAGAAGGGTCGATACCTCAACACCAGCAGCCTTAGCTTGCGCAGCAAGGTCTTTGAATATTTTAACGGATCCTCTACCATATACCGCAAGCGTCTTCGAAGCAGCATTAAAGTCTTTGACTATTTTTCCAGCACCGATACCAAGATCTACACCAGCCATAGCAAGTTCTTTTTGAGCCTGAATGGCTTCAGTTGCACCCATGTTCATAATTTTGAACGCATTTTCCATAAAGTCTGCGGTATCTTGAGCAGAAACTCCAAGCTTTTCAAATTGAGATGTTGAAATTGCGAGTTGAGTTTGTGTAGATTCGTTTAGTTTTGCAAATTGTGACGTAGAAGCATTTAATGTTGCAATAGCAGTTCCAACTTCAGACATAGATACCCCAAGAAGGTTTCCTGCTCTCTGAGCATCATAGAGAACGTTGTTGAATTTATCAACGGTACCGGTTGTTTTTGAGAGATCCGCTACAGCATTATCAAAAGCTTTGAGTGTCTTCATTGATTCGTCAAAGATTTTTGTAAATATGGATGCTCCAATGTTTTGAGGACTGAATGCCGTGGCAAGTTCTTGTCCAAACCTCATCGCATTACCACGAGCCTCTTCAGTTGTACCAGCCATTGATGCTAACAAGTCGGTCATCTTACCTATTCTTGTTTCAGTAAATTTTGTTTTTATCCCAACAAAATCGGCCATTCCAGTAGCGGCTCTTTCCGCTGCGTTTGCAAATTCTTTCGACCCTTTATTGATCGTATTTTGTTTTTGAGCCATCTTATCAAGTCGATTTAATGCATCATCAATTTCTTTTATTCCAATTTCTTGAAGACCAATGCCTTGGCCATCCTTAATGCCCTCAATGATTTGGGCTATTCTTTGTCTTTGATCTTCCTCTATGTCACCAGCTTTGGCTTTTTCCTCTAAAAACTTGAGTTCTTGCTCGTAGGCCAATCTTGTGCTAGCTGCTATATCACTTTGAAGTTGTGCTCTCTTTTTTAAAGCCTCTATAGCCTTAGAGTCTCTTTGCTCGTCGTACTCAAAAGAAATTCTACTTGTTTCTTCTCTACCAATAGCTGCAGAGAAAGCTTTTTTCAAGTCTTTGTCGCCTTTGATTTGTTCAATAATTTTCTTAATTTCTTCTTTGGTCAAATCAGCCATGTATTGTCCCTCGTTATTCCCTAATTAGCTCAAAAAACAAAAACCCAAAAGACTCATCGTTTCTTCTGGGCTTTCTTTATCTCTTTTGCTTCTTCTTCAAACTGCTTTTTGAGTCTCTCAACAAACCAGCTTCTCAAACCAACTGGAAGACTGTATGCTTCGGTCAACGACCATCCTCCAAAATGCTTGAGAATAAAGAATTGTTCGTAGACTCCCTCCATAAACTTAGAGGTTAGGCCAAAAAAAGTCCGTTCCAAAAGGAACGTCGACCTCCTGCTCGTTTGAGCAATTTTTACACACAAGAGTTTCTGTGATTCTGATACTTGTGGTACAGTTTTTAAGACACTTCTTTAGATGTGATGCATCTGTAACGATCATATTCTCAACGTATGAGTGTATCACTTCTTCTTCTGTGAATCCCTCAACAGACTTGATCATCTTCTTGTATTGCTCAACGGCTCCAAAGTCAACCGTCTTACCAGAGATCGCCATTTCCATAATTCTGTTTTCGTCTTCTCCATTTGCGAGTCTGAACTTAACCGTGAACTTTGTGCCGGGCATTTTTGTCTCGAACAAACCGTCTCCAATGTATTGAACGTCAGGGCTCCCTTCTACAAGTCCGCCTTCGACCTTTGGAGTTCTCAAATCAAAGGACATTCGATTCTTTGTAGCACATTTAGGACAGTTCACTACGGCTTCATAATCCGCACCATAAGCTGTTGCACGAGCTTGGATAACTATTGCATTGCGATCGCACACAAGAAGGCTTAAAGGGCTAATATTGGAGTCTATGATGATGTTTTCCAATACTCTTTCAAGTGCTATTCCCTTCTTAAGAAGAGATTGGTTCGACAAGGTGTCTTCGTCCTTTGCCGTCATGTATCTAATCTCGATATATTCTTTTCCATTCAAAGGGTGATCCTCTGGATAGCCCATTCCCTTTGATGGTAGATCGACGAGTTCTGTTGGGGCCACAAAGTTTAGTGGACTCATTGTTGGTGGAGCCTCCGCCGGCTCTGCTCTGTTGTCTATTCCAAGACGGTCGGAATTCCTTCCCATTATACCTCCAGTATGTTAATCTTGTAAAAATGCGCTACCAGCACCGCCTGCAAAAGCTGCAAGTGCAGCTGCGGCACCTTCCTGTCCGGCACTCTCAGCAGCAGATACTACTGACTCCAAACGGACATCTGACCCTGTTGTGAATTCAGCATAGTCATATGCAATATCCATAGTCACTTCCGTTAATGCGTCGTTTGAGTAGTCTAGTTTGTTGTAGGACACAGATACAATAAAGGCACCAATAAGTTTAAACTCATCCATAACAACCCCTCCGGAATCTAATTGTTGAATGAGAAGACCATCGATGGTAGATTGGTCTGTTTTTCCAATTCCTTTCATTGGGTTTGTAGAGTTTGGTCTGGTGTACCCAATGGTCGCAAGCTCATTTTCAAGTGCATTAGTTGCTGATGGGCCATTGTTTGCAATATCCACAACGGTCATTGAAATATTCTTCCAAGTAACAATGCCGGGATATTTAAACTTATGGTTGATAAGTTGATACTCATTATTTGAAACGTCAAAGGATGGTTTATCAACCGACTTGGCCCACCACCAAGTTGCATCGCTTCCCCATCCATCTGAAATTATTTGAAATCTAAAACTTCTTTTAGGTTCAAGACTAGGCTCGGTCCAAAACGACATGTTTAACCTCTATTAAGTTGTTGAAGGTGGCTCTACAAATTGCTTATCGAATTCAGAATCATTCGGATGATCACATTCTGCCCAGTCATAGCGCCAAGTCAAATCGATTGTTCTTAAGTCGTCATTAGAGTAATCCAATGTTGAATAAGTAACTCCTTTCAAGAATGGATTTTTTAGAGTCCATTCTTCGATCTGTACGCCGTCAGCGTTAAAGATTGTTATGATAACAGCGCCGACAGCAGCAACTGAGTTTGCTTTACCCATAGTTGTTTTAGGAGTGTCCTTTCCCTTGACGTTATAGCCTGATTTGATAATGATATCGTTCGTTAAGGCTGCAGCATTAGGGCTAACAGGATCTACTAAAGTCATTGTACAGTCATCCCAAGTCAAGCGACCAGGAAAGTAATATTTATTGTCTAAGAAATCATGCGTTGTTTCACTAACGTTATATGAAGGTGTCTTGAAGTTCTTTGCCCACCAAATGATAGACTCTCCACCATCAAGGTTGGTGATTTGCACTTGAAATCTAAAATTTCTTTTAGGCTCTGATGTTGGTTCGGTCCAAAATGACATAATTTAATTCTCCTATTTATCTTTAATTAGTCTCGATTATAGTTCTATGCCGCTTTGAGTGATAACAAAATCAACTGCGATGAACTCGATTGAACGGGCTGGTTTAACAAATACCTTCGCATACAAGATATTACGATCTTGAAGATCAGGTGTTGTTGTGGTCTCGTCAAGAACAAGTTTGTATTCTGTAACACCAAATTCAGACTTGACTTCAGAAAGAACAACTTCTGCTCTAGTCTTGAAACGATTCCAAGTTGCTTGGACATTCTGTTCAAACAAGATTGTATCAGCGATATCTCCAATTTCTTTCTTGAGATAGTTCATCAAACGACGAACATTGATTCGATCAAGAGCAGATGCTGATTGTTGGAGAGTTTTTTGACCAAAGATCACGGTATCACCTGTAGCAGGGAAACGTGCGATTGGGTTAATGTTTACTTCGTATAGAGAGTCACGATCAGCTTTAGTGAGGTGTTCGATAGTTCCTAGTACAGCAGGTCCACCAGATCCACCAAGAGGGTTCAATCCACCTCTTTGGAAGCCTGCAGGTGCGAACCAAGGCTGTGAGTCTGCTTCTGATTTAGCAATTGCACCGAGTGCTGCTACTGATGGAGGAGCAATAATAACAGTTCCATTTCCATTCAAAGTATCAGACAAGCGAACATTTGGAAAGTAAGTCGCAGCGTAAGAGCTGTCCAATCCAGCAGCGTTTATTTCATTTACAACTTCGGTAATTGATTGAGGAGTATCTGTGGTGTCGCCGTTATCAACAATTGGTGAGAAAATCCCTTCGACATCAATGATCGCAAGTGCATCACCGCGAGCTTCAGTTTGTGAGATCAAATCTTGATTTACTGATCGATTAGTAACACCTGGTACAGAGATCAAGTCGTAACGAATAACGTCTCTGTCTGCGACCATGTTCAATGCAGATTCCATTGAGAACTGAGCTGATGAGTCTGCATCATTCAATCGTGCTTTATTGAATGGGTTTTGCAACTTAATATCAAGTCCGTCAAAACCACCGAAGAATGGTGCAACAAATTGCTTAACACCAGCATTGATAAGAGTATCAAGTGCAACAGGATTTGACGCTGTTGGCTCAAAGTAGTATTTACCATTGCTCTCTTCAATTTCGTCTAAAGTGAATACAAACGAGGCATCGGTCAAAGCAGCACCTTCAGCTAAGTGAGGTTGGAAGTCAGAACCAGCTCTCAACAATCCCAAATCGCCAAAGTTTTCATCACCCCTTTGAGCAGCATAAGAGAGACCGAATAATGAAGTGGCTCCATAGTCGCCGCCTCTTACATTACTACCAGTTGTCGATAGTCCGTATTCAGGGAATGAGATCTGGACTTGATCAGAAGCTTTAAGCTCCTCAATCATGTTTGCAGTCCCAGTGCCGCTTGGTAGCCGTTCTTTTCCAATAACCCACTCTACTGCTGGACCGCCTTCATTATGGTCGATATTAGCTTGATTGAGAGCATTTGCTGGACCAACGAAACCAACAGGGAAATCAGATCCAATTACTCCCGTTGTAGTAGCCATTTCAACTCTAACTAAATCAGAGTTGTTGTTGTACTTACCGGTGGTGATCAATTTTGTTCCATTCCAAAAT